ACTACATCTACGACTAGTTCAACATCTTCAACGTCTTCAACTTCCACTACTAGCAGTACTAGTACAACCAGTAGTACATCTACAACCAGTTCGACTAGTACAACCAGTAGTACATCTACAACCAGTTCGACTAGTACAACCAGTAGTACATCTACAACCAGTTCGACTAGTACAACCAGTAGTACATCTACCACAAGTAGTACATCTACGACTAGCAGTACATCCACGACAACTCCCTGGCTCACTACTACTACTACCGAAGGTCCTACCACCTCCACTACTCTAGGCACAACGACCACTACCGGCGCCCCTTTAATTCTTGGAGGGATATCTGCTATAATAGATAGACCAAGAATATAGTAGGCTAGGAAAATATTAGGAGATAAAATATGGCGTTACAAATTTTTGCAGGAAGAGACCAAAGGTTGCCCTGTCATGTGGAGCAGGATGTTGAGGATTACACTACTGGGAAAATTACTCAGGAAGACTACGATATTACCGGGATGACTCTTCACTTCTCTGTCATTGAATCTGATCGTAGGGAAATTCTACACGTAACACAGGACACTCATGTTGATCCAACTACTGGTCATTCAGTTCTTATCTTGCCTAAAAGTCAGACTAAAAAGTTGAAGAGGCGAGAGAATCTACACTGGGAGCTCTCGATAAAAAATGGCGGGTTAGATATGGGAACATGGTCTGGCGGACCGGTTGAAATCAAACCTTACTACGGCACAATATAATACAATCTGGGAGATGTTATGGAAATAATCATTGACACAAGAGAGCAAACCCCTTATGAGTTAGTTGAGGCTAAGAAGTCAAAGCTGAAGACTGGTGATTATACGGTTGATGGCTTTGAGGATGTGATGGCTGTTGAGAGAAAGAGTTACTCTGATCTATATAAGTGTCTTACCTCGGATCTCGGAAGATTTAAGAAACAGTTGAAGAGACTGGGTAAGATGAGACATTCTGCTCTTCTTGTAGATTCTACTGTATCCTCTTTGTTGTTAGGGAGTGTTTGGTGCAACTTGCCCGGGGATGTAGCTTTGAGGAGATTACTACGCTTATCGGTAAAATATGGAGTTCCTGTAATGTTTGTTGATGATAACGGGAAGTTGGTTACTAGGAACCTATTATATGAGTGGTGGCAGATAGAAGAGGGATGATATGGCAAAGGACCTCCAAGATAACAGTGCTGATGAAATCGAAGGTGATGATTCTGACAGTATAGCCGAAGTTGCTGAAGAGTTTATTAAGAAGGCAGATAAATGGTCTCCTGTCCCTGATGATGATAAAGGAAAATCAAAGGGGATAGACCCCACTTATCAGAATGAGGATGGTTCATTCAAAGCAAAACCACCGGCCAAGCCATCTGATGGTGCTGGTCATCCTCTTGGCAATGCGTTGAAAAGGGCCAAAGCTGAGATAGCTAATATTCTAAACGACGAGATGAATCTTGAGTATCTTGGCAATGCATTGTTCCAAAAGTTTCGTGAGGACCCCATCAAGTTTCTCAAGGAATTTGGTCCGCTTCTTGAGAGATATGAGGAGTTATCAATGAAAGGCGAATCCGATGAGGGAGCGGCCGTGAGGATTTTGGTTCAGAACTCAGAGGACGGTAATCAATCAACTGCTGTTGAGATTTCGGACGGAAAGGACAATTGATTTGCCAAAATTTGTCATAAAATTTGACCTTGACTCTATAGCGTCTATTCTTGATTTGCCTCCGGATATGGTTGTGGAGGACATACGGGTAGCAGGCATTGAAGATGGGACCAAACAACTTGAGATCAAACTATCAAAGGTGTCTGGCAGAAGGGTTTCTCAGGATACAGTGTATGTTCCTGATTTTCCAATTCACCAGTTGCCTTGTGGGCATTGGGAGATTTGTTGGGCATCTCTTGACATGATAAAGGTGGTTGAGAATATTAAAAAGGTTGAGGACTGGGAGGATTCTTCTAGTAGAGTAGGAAGAAATCGTGAATAGAACTAAAGAAGTCCGGCTTCATCCTGGGCAGGCCAGAGTGTTTAACTCCGATGCTAGATTTGTAGCTATGATATGCGGAAGTGGGTCGGGGAAAACATTTTACGGTCCGATATGGCTTTACAGCGAGATTGCTAAGCATCGCGGAGAAGAGTGGATGGTGGTAGCTCCTTCTTATAAGCTGTTGATGGATGCAGCTGTCAAAAATCTCATCACTTTTTTTGAAGATACCGATGCTGAGGGAGAGTTTAAGAGAGGAGACAAAATATACCATCTGCCAGATGGTGGTAGAATATATTGTAGATCTGCTGATAACCCAGAGTCAATTGAAGCGATACATGCCAAAGGGTTGTGGTTTGATGAAGCAGGGCAAGCGGGGAGAGAGTCGTGGGTCGTTTGTCAGAAAAGAATAGCCCAGAAGGAAGGCAGGATGCTAATAACTACCACTCCGTACTCTGAGAATTGGCTCAAAACTGAAATTCAGGACATAGCTAGGGTCTTGGAGCTGGACAAAGATGGAAATGTGATAAATGAGGAGGATGGCCGGGATGATTATTTTGTAATCAACTTCCCATCGGACATTAACCCGTATTTCTCTGACAAAGAATTTAATAGACTTAAGAGTACGATGACTGAGAAAGAATTTGCAATGAATTATCTCGGTCAGTTCAAGAGACTTGAAGGTTTGGTTTATCCCGGATATCGGGAATGCGTTGTTGAGGACGACGATTACTCTCCAAAAATGTCTGATATACGAATTGGTGCTCTAGATCCGGGAATGTCGGACCCATTCGGTGGGATAACTGCTATTTATGGTGAAGACGACAAACTTCATCTGAAAAGAGAGATGTACAAGCCTAACACTCTTCTTCGGGATGTGCTGGAGCTTCTCGACAAAGAGACTACATATTATGCTGATCCTGCTGCCCGACGGGAATGGGAAGAGCTTTCGTCTTTGGGTGCTGACATCGAGCCCGCTGATAATGCGGTAAAACCGGGTATCATGAAGGTAAATGAGTTTATTGAGGACAAAAGACTTGTAATACCCGAGGACAACTTCCCTAACTTGATTTCTGAGTTTGGCGGCTATGCTTTTAAGAAGAACGAGGATAAGCCAGATCCCTCGACGCCTCATCATCTTCTGGATTGTCTTAGGTACTTGATAATGGGTCTTGCTGATACTACTTCGTTAAATATTTATGCTGTATGACTTGTTTTTGTCTTGCAGTCTTTGTTACAATATAGGCAAACTGTAATTTCGGTTGGGAGACTTTATGGCTTGGTTTGATGCGTTAAAAGAGAGTGCTGTACTCCCATTGAAACTTTCTGGTTTATTCAGCTCCGTTGGTGAATCTCCGCCGAAGAATCAGAAGGATTTCATACAATTGTACGAGAAGGACCCGTGGGTTAAAAGAGCTATTGATATAAAAGCTCAGTTCTTTGGTACAGTCAAAATGGAGGTTTTGGACGAAGAAGGTAATTCAGTAGAGCATCCTATCCTAGATCTCTTCCAACAGCCTAACGAAGACCAATCACAATTCGACTTCTTCAGAGAGTCTTTGTCGTTCTTGGACTTAGGCGGAGAGTCTATGTGGGAGGTACAGACTTCTAAGGGTAGGGACATCATCCCACGGAGACTTTATAATATTAAGCCCTACCGGGTGACTATAATGCCCAATGAGTCTCTAACTGCCATTGATCACTTTAAGTATGAAGTCAGCAACAGCGAAATCACTTTTAACCTAGATGAAATAGCATTTGTAAGAAATTTTCACCCCACCGATGATTTCAGGGGACTTCCTTCTCTAAAACCTTTGGCTCATATCGTAAATGCTGACAAGAATGGCTGGGAATGGATAAACTCATTTCTCAAAGGGAAGGGAAAGCTTGAAGGGTTCCTGTCTACTGAAGCTAGGGTTAGTCCAAACGATTCTAAGAGACTTAAGAAACAATGGAAACAAATTGCGGATACTGATGGTGTACCTCTTCTGCCAAAATCAATCACGTATGAAGCAATTGCCAGACCTCCGAAAGAATCTGGGCTTATCGACATACAGAATTTCATAACGATGACAAAAATTTCTTGTCTTGGAGTATATCCGGCTCTGGCTGGAGTGACTGAATCTGCTCACTATGCTTCTTTTGACGAGCAGTTACAAGCATTCTTCTCTCTTACGATGGTTCCTGAATTTAAGAAGTTTGAGGGACTAATTAATAGAAAACTAATGCCCCGGTATGGTACTAAGAGGAAAGGACAGACATTTAGGTTTTGTAGTGAGTCCGTTGATCTGCTGTCTTTTGAGACTTTGGTCGAAATTCTTGGTAAACAGTTCGATGCAGCCGCACTCACGCCTAATGAGTTCATTGAGCAGACTGGAATCGGATTGCCATACGATCTTGGGGATGCTCATTATGTTGGTGAGAGGAAGGAAAGAGCGTCTATAGAACAGGATGGCGACGAGGTTGGCGAAGATGGCAACGATTCTGGAAGTTCGTTTGAGTAAGGAGAGAGAGAAATAAAGAAAAGACGGACAAAGATTAATATGCCCGCCTTTTCCCTTTTGTTGGGGGGCAGTAGCTATTATACAGAACCTATACACAGAAAGTCAACTTATGTCAGATAATTTAGAGAAGATTGAGGAAGTTAAGGAAACTCTTTCTAATCTTAAAGATTTTACGGTTATTCCCGACTTTTTATCTGTATCAGGTTCTTCTGTATATGGTGAAAAATCCCCTGATGATATAGATTGCGTACTTAGGTGTGGATTAGAAGATGGAAAGCTGGTGGTTCATCTTGATGAGGGAATTTTAATGAAGATCAGGAGAGCTCTTGAAAGAAATACGGGCAAGAGTACTCATTTTGTCCCATCGAAATCTGGACCCAACTGGGATTACATTCCATTTGCAGATCTTAAGATAGTTCCTAAGTCAGAAATGGAAGTTAGAGATGTGGGCGATAAGGAGGATTTAGCGAAATCTGAGTCTCTTGTTGAAGAGGCTACGGAGTCAAGCGAGGAGAATTCAGTTAAACCAGGTAGATTTTTTTGGCCTATGAAACCAGTTAGGGCCGCCAAAGTGGAAGAGAGAATGACCATTTCCTATCTGGTTTCCTTATTTACGGAGGAGGACCTAGAGGACGGAGTATTTGTGGAGAAGAAGTATGATGGTGTTCATGTAGTGGCAATGAAAGATGGTGGCACAGTAAAATTGGTTACTGATGATGGCACCGATGTGACCTCTAGGTTCCCCTATAATGTTAAAGCTCTTGAAAAGCTTACTTATAAAGGTGAATCAATAAAGTCTTTTTCAATGACTGTTGAGGTAGAAACTTGGGAGGGCGATAGACGTCTTCCGAGAGAGGAAACTTCGGGGTATATTCGCTCAAATTCCGATCCCGATGAGTCTGGTGTGGTGTTTAATGCGGTTGCTCTTACTTTCTTAATGGGGAAGGACATTCATGAGGAACCTTTTACCAGTCGAAGAGATAGATTGGAATCTTTTGATTTTCAACAGTCAGTTGTTGGAGTACCCGATCCCGGTTTTAATCTGGCTCCATCCTACGAAGTTCATTCGGAAGAAGAACTTAGGTATAAATGCGAGGATCTTTCCAATAAACCTGGATCCGAAGGAGTGGTAGCGAAGAAAGCTAATTCGCCGTATAGTCTCTCTGGTGATTCATCGGATTCGTGGGTGAAGTTTCACAAGAATATCCTCGTAACTGGAGTGGTTATCCAAAGAACAGAAACAGAGAGCGGTGATGTATGGAACTATGAGTATGGGATTTTGTCGGAGAACCCGGCAACTCCCTCTGAAGTTAATGGAAACGTATATGAAAAGGTAGGAACGACATTTTCGACAGACATCAGAATAGATGAGGGTGATAAAATTGATGTCGAGGTCGAAGGAGTGCGAGTAGATGTTAAAGAGGGCAAGGAAGATATTACTGTTTGGGTTCCTAGGGTTATAGGAAAATCTGATGAAAAGATAGATTCTGCTGATGATGTAATAAGTCGAGCAGAAGAGGTTGGCATTATATCGGTAGAGCAAGTTTCTAAGTCAGACAGATGGCCGAAAGATCCTCATACCAGTTATATCCTTCAAAATCACTGGAGAGGTAGATCTGTTCACGGGGATCTAAGGATAAAATGGGGGAATGTTCTCCACGGTTGGACTCTAATGTACCAATCTGATGATGAAGTTGATGAGCCCGTCACTGATCTCGAAACCGCTAAGGATAGAAGAACCAACGATGATCTTTACAAGATTGATATTCGTACTGGAGAATTTGACGGTAGTATAAGGTGTGCTCCTAAGAAAGACGAGCCGATGGAGTGGTTTGATGTAGAGGGGGTGTCTTCTCCTGGAGAAGTAGGTGCGACAAAGGAGTATCCGGCGGTATTTGATATTATTGACAAAGGAGACGTATCTGTAGGCGCTCAGAAACCTTATTTCGAGGAGTACTTCTTTGATGGAGATGTTTTGAAGGGTCGATATGTGTTTCGACAGGTGGCTAGGAAGGAAGCTATCGGAATGGGCGTAGGGGGTCAAAGACAAGGCACAGATAGGTGTTACTGTCCTTCCTGCGGCAATTCTATACCTCATGACCGCGGCACACCATGTATGGAGATAAGCTGTTCTGAGTGCGGTAGTCCAATGACAGGAGTAGATCTCGATTATTCCGAAAAGGTGTATTTGGAAGAGTGGAGAGACAGAGGAACTACTGACCCAATGGACAATCCCGCCGATAACTGGCAAGTCCTCTTTCACGAACTTCAAATTCTCGGTAATTCAGCATGGCCTAAGATTAAGAAAGGTGAGAAATGGGGTGATTGGGCAGCGGAAGACGTGAAGAAATATTTTGCCGACGTGGTAGATTCTCTGAGATCCGTATACTTCCCATTGATTCCTCCGGATGAGAAGGACGATTCCTACAATACTTCTTATTGGGATTTGTACAGAAAATCAAGACAGTACATGAATTCCAAGCCTCCTTCTATGAAAGAGATTCCTAATTGGAAAGATCTTCGTCAGGAAGAGATATCTAAGCAACAGACTACCCTGCCTGCTGAGGAAGAGCACAGAACTCCATTTTATTGGATCATGATGGATGTTAAGAACCAAACTCCGTATGTGTTGAACAAGCAGTCCGCAGATGATTGGGTTCCTCCAAAGGGATATTCCTGTCTTCCTAAGGAAATTGAAGATGAGATAAAGAGTAACCTGTCTCCTAAATACCACTATTGGAGGATGGAAAAGGAAGAGGATCGGAGAGAGTCGAGGGATATGTTGGTAAAGGATATTGAGCTTCATGAGATAGGGGTCCCAGAGACGAAATCTGTTGATGTGGCAAAATCTTCTGCAGAATACAAACTGATACACAGATGGTGGAAGGGTCAATTTGTAGTTAGGTTTGGTCCTTCTACAGAACTATGGGATTTTATTATCAAAGATGGAGAGAATTTTTACCACTGGGAGGTGGCTGGAGATCCAAGATCAGATGAGTTTACTGCCAATCTGGTTGATGATAGTCGAGTAACAGATCAACTCTGGTCAATAGACGGATACACCAGGATTGCTCCATCGACTGAGGCTAATCCTACTAAGGATACACCGGCTTGGGCTGAAATAGAGGGACGCGGTAGTGTCGAGATTGTAGAAGATTCCGAGACCGAAAAGAAATATAGTATAGATGATGATGTTATTTGGTTCATGCAGGAGAGCCCTGGGTCAGAGATGTGGGTTGCTGGGTCTGGAGAGGATATGAAATCAGAGAAGTTTTCTATGGAATTTGACATTGCATTTAAGTCAGAGGAGGAGCAAGTAGTAGGAGGGATCGTTTATGAACCTCTAAAATATGATACTGATGGTGATTGGTCGGATGAAAACGTAATCAGAGATGCGATGTATTATTTTATGGAGAACGGGCTGTCATTCTCAGTTGGTCATGAGAAACCATTTAATGCGACTGTTCTAGAGAGCTTTCAAGCTGAGAAGGATACCATGAAAGGAGGAGCAGTTGTTCCTGAAGGCTCCTGGTATATGCTTCTTAGGATAAATGATGATTGGGTTTGGGAGATGATAAAAAATAAGGAACTTAATGGATTTTCTTGGGAAGGATCTGTATTTAGGCAAAGAAACTCTCAAATAACTTGAAATTGAGGGTAAAGAACTGTTAAACTGTTACTTGGAATAATCTAGAGGTAAATATGTCTAATCAACTAAGAGTGATAAGACCACATACTCTTTCGCTGGTGGAAAGACCGGCGAATAAAAGATTTTGGTATGTCGTAAAGAAGGAGAAGAACGTGAAAAATCTCAATGAAGTTTTTCCAATTCCGGAAGAGTATCAGGACACCTTTGAGAACATCGAAAATGAGGAGAAGGCAGCTAAAGATGTTCAGGAAGCGATTAAAGATGCCTTGGAGATACTCTCTAAATGGACTGATGAAATGCCTAGTGAAGCTAGGAGGGCTATCGGTCTGTTGGCGGGCGCAGTTGGATATGGTGAATCCTATGGGTATCCTGAGAGCGAGACTAAATCGAATGATGATGCGTTGAGAAAACTCGCAAAATTTCTACTTGAGGAGGCGAATATGCCTGAAGAGCAGAAGCAGGAAAAAACTCTTGATGATCTGGTAGAAACATTGGCCAACCATCTGGATGTTGAATCTGATGAGGTCAGGGAATCTTTAGGGAACATGATCCCTGATGCAGGAAAATCCGAGGACGAAGAAGTCTCTGAGGCTAAAATTGCTTTAGCGGAAAAGTTGGGTGTTGACGCTGAAGAGATTGACAAGGCTCTCGCTAGCATTTCGAGCGACTCCGATGACGAAGACAACGATGATAATGAAGAAGTAGAAGGCGATGAAGACGAAGAGGATAGCGCAGAAGATGGTGAAGATGACGAAGAGAATGAACCGGAAAGTGATCGAGAGGACGAACTGACTAGCGTCGATGATCTCCCTGAAGGACTTCAGGTAGAGATAGCAGAGGCGCTTGCTAATCAAGTACATACTGTTGTAGAGGAGGGACCTCGTGAGTAAGAAATTCGAGGCACTTTTGAATGACGCTTTGCACAAAGCACTGGATCCGGTCCTGGACACTGAGGCCCGGAAATCTGCTGGTGAGCCTAACGATACTAATGGCGAAGATCCATCTATCTCTAAGTATCTTCGTGGTATGAGAGATGGTAATTGGGCTCACGCAGAGAAAGAAGAGAAACTTTTTGAGGAAGTTAAGAAATATTCTTCGGATGTTGGTGAAGAAGGTGGTCAGCTTATCCACCCCAAGATTGCTGATCAGATCATTCCTTTGATTAGGAACAACACTGTGATTAGGGGTCTTGGCCCACAGGTTGTGCAGCTTCCCAATACAAACACGCTTGAGCTGCCACGTCAGACTTCTGGCTCTGGTTATGCTTGGGTTGGGGAATCTGACGACATTGAAACTGCCGTTGGGAATGATGAGGTCACTTGGGGTGATCTGGAGCTTAGCCTGAAGACGGTTGTGGGTTTTGCTCGAATCCCAAATACACTTATTGAAGATTCTACTCCTGCGGCGGACCAAATCGTCAGGAATGATATTGCCAAGGTGCTCGGCATTGCTGAGGATCTGGCTATTATGGTTGGTGAAGGAGGCACTCAGCCCCTCGGTCTTTATTACTGGGACGATGTTGCGGACAATGATGTCGATGCGGCTCTGACATTCAATGATATTATTGACGCTCAGACGGCAATTGAATCGAATGGCGGGGAGTATCGTTATTTTGTCTGTCACCCACAGCTTAAGGGCCAACTTCGTCAGATTGTCGATTCTGATGGTCGTTATGTCTGGCAGCAGGGTGATGTGACGAAAGACGCTCCGGACACCCTTTTGGGTATTCCGTGCGTATATTCGACTAACATTCCTACTAATATTGACTACGATGGCAGTACGGCCGCAAACAGGACGTTCGCGATTCTCGCTGATTTTAGCGAACTTCTGATTATTGAGAAAGAGCGCGGCATTAAAATGGATAGTTCCACGGAAGCTAGTGATAGTTTCCTTAACTACGAGACTCTGTTCCGAGCCATTCGACGGATGGACTCAGGGCCTCGTGTTCCGGAGAACTTCTACTTTCTCAAGAATATTGACATTAGTTAATATAGGAGGAAATAATTATGGCTCTTTACCAAAATGTTAATAGCGAGCTCCGCGAGGGGTCTCACTTCTACATTTCGACGTCGCCTCAATCTATTGCATCAGCTACAGCTACCGACGGCCCTTGGGTCGATATGAAGGAGGTCCGTCGGTTTGGTGGCAAGGCTTTGGTTACAGATGCTTCTGATGGCACTACATTGACTGTGAAGATTCAGGAGGCCACAGATAATTCTGGAACGGGCGCTCAAGCTCTTACTACTGTCACTGTAACTGCGGACGGTACTCAAGATCTGATGGGTATTGTTGAGATTAGAGAGACTGAAATGTCTACTGATGATGGCTATACCTATGTTAATCTTCAGTTTCAGCATGATGAGGGAAGTGCCTTGGACTGCGCTGCGATTTACAGCGTTTTGCCTTACAAGCACCAGCTCTCTGATACGAAGTCTACCGACACCGTTTAATTGGGCGGAAATTTTATGTCTTTATACAAAAATGTAAATGCAGAAGTTCGGGAGGATGTGAATTTCAATATCGGTATTCCTCCGGTTGCTATGGGTCAAAACGAGACATGGGCTAGTCCGTGGGTATCTATTCATGAGATGAGGAGATACGTTGGATTGGCCACTATCGCTTGTGCCCCCGATGGTACTATTCTTACTGCCACTATTTATGAGGCTGAGGACAGCTCCGGGACTGGAGTTCAAGCCATTTCAGACAGTGAAGTCACTGTAACTGCGAGTGGAGAGCAGTCTCTTTTAGCTATCCCTGAAATCAGGGAAACTGAGGTCTCTGTAGATGATGGATATCAATGGGTTCGTCTGCAAATGTCTCATGATAATGTAGCCGATCTTATTGGTGGCGGGTTGTATGGAATAGTTCCTTATGTGCGACCAGAGGACAGCACAAAATCTACTGATACTAAGGAATGCACTACTACCAGTACTACGACAGCTGCGCAATAATAATAAGAGGTGCCGGGCTCCTTCGGGCGATTAGATGGTTCCTGCTGCCTCTTCTCGGCACCTCTCCTTTTTCATAGAGTGAGGATGTTATGGCTTTAATCTTTCCGTCTCCTAGAGCTGTTCAAGGTGAATTGCAAAATGTGATTCTTCCGCTCGATGCAGACGCTACCTTAAATTCTGGTGAAACTGGTAGTGTTGTATCGGTGGATGTTACTGCGGGAGATGTTGAGGTAACTCTTCCCCCTGGTGATGAAGTAACTACTGGATATGGTTTTTACTTCTATGTATGCTGTGGGGCCAATACTTTTACTATTACTCCTAATGGATCTGATACCATAGATTCCTACGAAGGGTATGAAGTCATAGGGTCTGATGTGATTGCTGTCATATCAGCTACCTCAAGTGGATGGACTGTCGGGAAAACGAGTGGAAGTTGGTCTTATGTGATATTAACTACCACCACTAGCACATGATAGGGTGAGTTATGGCCACCACAACGACCTCTTCGGAAGGTCCTGATCTTTTCTACGCAGACTGTCGATTGATGACTGAGGACGATCTGCTTGATTATCTGGATCTTAGAGGACTTGAAGGAGGCAGAGAGCTTCAGACGGAGGCTGTTGAAATATGGAATGATAACGATAGTGTTTATCATTCTACCATTAAAGTCACAAAATCCTCTATCATAATTGATCAGGAGTCTGATGACACTACTACTACGTCTCCATCTTTTCCAATAGAATTGCCATTTTCATCTTATTCAACGATATCCGACATAACTTCTCGGATTGAGGACTATGATGGGTGGATTACTCTTTCCTATGTAAATCCTTCGACCCCATCGGAAGATTTAGCGTATATGCCATCTTCTGATTGCTCCTCTTATGAAGAGAGGTCAGTTCTCATTAGTTCTAGAGCCAACTGGATAGACAGGCTTATCGAAAGAGTTAGTAGTTTTATTTCAGTCTGGTGTCATCGTGATTTCTGTTATCATAAGCACGTAGAGTTACTGGATGGTGATGGAAAAGACCTTATTTATTTATCTGATTTTCCTGTGCATAATATTCAGGAGATACGAGTAAATGGAGAGGCGTGGTCTTCTGGTGATGATTTCACAACAGATCAAAAATCTGGTATCGTTGAGGCTAGTAATTTCTGGCCTGAAGGTTATCAAAATATTCGTATAGAATATTGGGCGGGTTTTAAGACAATACCTCAGTCTCTCAAGGATCTAGCCTGTAGTATTGCAGCCATTTTTTATCATAGTTGGGGGTCTAACCCAAAACTCACTCTTGAGAAAATAGGCACGTACCGGATGGAAGTTCTGAAGGGCTTTCTTACTCCAGATATTGTCAGAGAATTGGAAAGTTGGATGAGATGGGACATGTAATGTCGAGGAGACTGAGATGAATATCACAGGAGTTGAAATTATTCAGATCGTCCAGCTTATAGCGACGTTTGCGGCAGGTGGAGGAGTATTGTTTCATGGAATTAAACTTGGTAGAGCTGTCGGGCGAATGGAGCAACTCATTGAAATTCACTCTAAAGCAATCGACAGGTTAAGTAAAATTAAACAAGACAAGGAAGTCTGTGAGGCATACAGAAATGATCATAATTGAATTGATGCAACTATTGGTATTGGCGCTTATGGGAGTGGGTTTTTTCGTCCATGCGAGAGCTATTTCCAAAACTATTAGTCGCATGGATTCTTTGCTGAAAGATCACTCTAAGCAACTCAAATATATTTCAAAAGATGAGTAATCGAATATCAAGAAGGTTGTTGACTCATTCAGCGGATTTGCAGACAAGAGAGTTCCATCGTCAAGGAATGTCTGGGGATTCCGTTTGGAAAAGCAAAGAGAAAGGATGGAGGGGTAGATATGAAGAAATATCCACTAAGGAAAAACGGTTTCATAATAGGGAAACAGACGAAGTAGTTGCTAGGTGGTATGGAAGTTACGTTGATGTGAGTCCCTCGGAGGATCGTCTAATGGTAGATGGTGAAGGCTTATTTGAGATAGATTCCAAGGTCAAAAGAGGGGAATTTATTATCTTGGATCTAGTGAGGTGGGACTGATATGGCCGTAAAAAAAACAATGATGAAATTGGCCGATTTGATGAAGAAGGAAGCCAAGAAGAGAGCTCCAGTTAAATCGGGCAAATTGAGAGATTCTATCAACGCTCAGGTGCATGTACTTCCTTCACCATCTGGAGGAAAGATGTACACCGCAACTGTTTATTGCACTGCTCATTCTCAGCAGCAGACAGGAAAGAAAACGAATTACTTCTACGGATATTACCTACAAGCTGGATCAGGCAGCTATACTAGCAAGCCTAATAAATTTCTAAGAGATGGAATGTTAAGCGCTATTAGACAGATGCTGTCTTCAGGAGAACTCCATAAGTCATGGTTCCGAACTCTCAGGGGGAAGGCGAAGAAATCAAAGTTGGGGAAGAGAGTCTCTGTGTCATTAACCTATGAGATATAAACTGTGAACGAAATACTATTAGGAATAAATAACTATTTTGAGTCACAACCGGACTTGACCAGAGAATTTCCGGGGGGAATATGGTTAGTGACTGTTCCAAACACGGTGGAGAGAGAATATCCTTATGTAGTAGTCAATGCGACTGACACACCATTTTATACTTTCACAGAAGAGTTGGCTGAATTTCGGATATCCTTCTTTATACACTCAAATGATCCTAATGGACATAGGATGATAGTTCTTAGAGATTTACTTTCTGACAACTACGATGAGAACCTTTTTGAAGTAGATGGTTGGAGTGTAAAAATGTTTAGAAGAGAACAGTCTCAGGAAATACAAGAGCTTGAAGATGACTGGGTGACTACGTTACAATATAGATGCGTTGCAGAAGAATGTGAAGTATAGGCAATGCAATGTTTAGTAATTAGGAAAGGAGTTATTTATGGCGTGTCCATCTAGAGACACTCTTGCTGGCTTTTACGCCAGAGTAAAGTGGCCGGATCATTACGTGAGTCACGCTTTTGAATGGTCTATGGATGTTGAGGCCGATGCCTACGAAGATACTGCATGGGAATATTCTGGAGACACTGCGGTTGCTGGGACTGGTGCTGATGGTTGGAGAACCTATAAGGCAGGACTCTTAGGGTTTTCTGGTAGTTACACTTGTTATCAAGATGAAGTTCCCGCTGATTTTGCTCCGGATACTGTTTCGGAGTTAGAGCTTTGGGTTGACAGGAGAACTGGATATCGGTGGGTTGGGTGTGCTATAATGACAGCTTTGCATCCTTCAACTCCGATTGATGATATGCAGACAGTGGGCGTAGATTTTCAGGGATCACTTAACCTTCAAATTGGATCAGGATGATGTTACAACTACTTCTACATAATGGAATGGTATTAACTTAGGAGAAAATTATGACTTGCCCTACTAGAACAACGGTATCGGGCAGTGAGGGTTTCGTTGAATGCGAGCCCTACGACAAACATTGCTCTGAATGGAGTATTGATATCGAAGCCGATACCTATGAGGACACTAATTGGTACGATTGGGCTCTTGATGCTGGATCTAAAGGCTGGAGAACTTACATCTCTGGTCTGCGTGGGTTTAGTGGGAGTTTTTCTTGCTATGCTGACGAAGAGCCAGTGAGCGAGCTCTTGCCGGGAGGCGATCCCGTTGAGGTCTATTTCTATACTCTGTATGACACAGATGCAGGTAATTACTATGGGTATTACGGTTGTGTGATTGTTACAGCCACCCATCCATCTGCTACTGTGGATGACCTTCAGGCAAAAGACGTAGACTGGCAGGGTACCGGAGCCCTTACGATTGGCGATATTGGTCTGCCTACGACCACTTAACCAATAGTAGTTTCGTTTTACTATATTATTTTAAGAGGTGGCATTATGAGTGAACCGCTTGAAGTTGTGCTTGGAGAAGAAGTTCCGAAGATAGAGATTGATGGCAATACTTACACTCTCAAACCACTCCGTCTACAAGAGATTGGTCAATTTCGCGACTGGGTGAAAGAGCGTCGTCTCTCCACTTTTATGAGAGCTGCCAAAGATGCAGGTCTCGACCCCAAACAATTTACGGAATCTATCTCCGAGATTTTGGGAGCTCGTCCAGAGGCTCAAGAGGATGAGAACGGAGATGTGACAGTATCGGACGATGTGATTGAGCAGATGGGTACAGAAGAGGGCATGCAACATCTTCTCTTCTTGTCTATTCGCCGGAGTCACCCAGATTTTACGATTGACGACCTTGACCTTGGATTCCAAGATATGGAGAAGCTCATCTCTATAGTAGGAGAAATCTCTGGACTGAACATGTCGGAAGATGAGGAGTCAGACTCGGGAAACCCTCCAAAAGTAACGGAAAACGACAAACCAAAGGCAAAGGCGGAAGTAAAGAGGGAACCATAAACGAGGGCTATGATTATTGGATACCATTTGTCTGTTATGTTTACAAGTGGACACCCGATCAAGTAGCTCAACTTACGCCTGGACAATTCTGGATATTTGTCAAGCAAGGGGCAAAAATATTGGAGGAGATGTACGGTTCCTCAGAGGAAGATTCAGGAAGTCGGAGGAGGTCCATGGATTCTGAAACTAGGAGACGTATAGCGAAAGCTAGAGCAGCGGCTAGATCGAAAGGATATACCTAATGGCTGTTGGTGATGCTACTGATTTAGGTACAGCGTACGCTAATTTCAAGTTACGCACAGCCGCTAATTTTAAAAAGGTTGTCTCCAAAATACGCTCCTCTCTTTCCGATCTAATACCCAGTCCCAGGGAAGCGATTGGTACATGGGGGAAAGATCTAGCTAATCGTCTCATCACCGGCGAGAAATCTATTAGTAATCTAAAGAGAGCCCAGATTGACTTAGCCGGTGCTTTTGAAACTGGTAAAGACAGGATTGCAGAGTACCAAGAAGCTTCTAAGAAATTCAGTGCTTATAATAAGAAGGTAGAGAAGAATCAAGGCAGAATAGCCAAGGTTATGGCCCTCACTAAGAAGAGGTATAATGAGGTACTGCCAGCACTAGCCGAAAAACAAAAGCATCTCCAGAAAATCAAGAATAAAGCCAAAATTTTCGGAAAGGTGCAGGCTGCCGCCAACAAGAAGGTTGGCGAAGAGGAAAAAAAATTTGCGATGGCTTCTAAGGCTGTGAAGCATTATCGTGGTAGATTAGAATCTGTCAATAAAGCGATTAAGACCTCACTTAAAAGAAGGGCGGCCTTTGATAAAGCTGGTAATACTGAGAAAGTAAAAAATTATAATGCAGCGTTAAGAATGTTTGGAGGCCAACTCCGAAAAAATAGACAGGGTCTAAGAGAGGCCATTGAAGCAAGAGATGAACATAGACGTAAGATAGAAGCTGCAAAGAAGGTAGAGAAAGGAGCTAGTGAGGCAAGGAAGAAGTATCTTTCTCAGGGCAAAGCTAGACTTGCGGCTATTCAGGAGGAGCAGAAGAGAGTATCTGGTCTTGAGAGTGTGTTTAGGAGGATGAAAAATCTTCGCGGAATAGCTGCTAAACAGAATAAGAAAAATTTAGACGAGGTGCGGGAGGCCAGAAAGAGAGTCAAGGATCAGCTCCATGAGATGTGGTCTATTGTGGGTAGGGTCGTGTCTCAGCATCTTGCACTGGCTGGTGTTGGCCTAATAGCAGCTGGCTCTGCAATAGCTCTTGCGGCGGCATTGGGAATGCTGGGAGCTAATCTAGAGTACTCGATGGCTAAAGTAGCTACTATGTTGGGTCCATCCGGACTACCGGCATTAAATGATTTGCAGTTAGATGTTGTAAAGGCTTCAAATAAGTGGGGGCTTTCTGCGAGAGATACTGCGAACGCTCTCTACCAAATATTGTCTGCTCAGATAAGTGTAGCTAACGCCGGAGAAGTTTTAAATGTTTCACTTAGAGCGGCTGCTGCTGGATTTACTACTGCCGAGAGAGCTGCAGATGCTATTACCACTATGATAAACGCTTACTCTCTCAGTGGTAAGGACGCCGCTGAAGTCTCCGACATGCTGTTCACCACAGTGCGTAAGGGTAAGACTACCTTCAATGAGTTGGCGTCTCAGATTGGACGTGTGGCCGGTCAGCTTAATATATCCAACGTTGAGATGCACGAGGGTCTTGGTGCTGTTGCAGCTATGACTCAGGCTGGTATTAAGTCTTCGGTTGCGATGACATCTCTGACAGCTATTCTCAGGAACTTGTTATCACCATCAGCTGAAGCTTCTGCTATGGCTTTTGAGGAATTTGGGATCACCTTAGGAGCTGCGGGTTTGAAAGCTAGAGGTCTCAAGGGAATATTTGGAGCTCTTCAAGGCGCTACCTCCGAGCAGATTAGAACAATCTTTGCTTCACAGCGTGCTTTCCGAGGCGCTTCTGCTATTATTGCCAACTATAATAAAGCAGTTATTGCTATGAAGGCTAACGAGGAATCAGCTGGAGCTACTGCATGGGCGGCTAGTCAAGTTAGAAAAACAGCGACGATGCAGCTTGACCGTTTGGTTCAGGCTTCTTTGAACTATGTGAAAGTGTTGGGTCAGGCTATTGGGTACACAGATCACCTGCGAGTACTTTTTGAGGGTCTGTCTGATATCATCAGCAGACAGGCAGAGAAGTTAGAAGAGTATAAAAGTTCTTGGATATCCGTTTCTTTATCCGCAGCTATCACTGTTACGGTTCTAGGGGGACTTGCTCTTGCTACGTTCGAGTTCGTAAGAGCCTTAGGATTCCTGATAACACTGTTGCCAACGGTCACAACATTTCTCCAATACTACCGTAACGCATTAGTGACGACTGCGGGGGCTTCTAGCCTGGTTTCTATGGCAAGTGTAGGCCTGGTGGCTAAGTTGAAGGCTGTTGGAATCGCATTGATAAAATTATTAACTGGACCTTTAGGAATATTTCTTGTGATAGCTGGGGCTGTGTATCTCGCTATTAAATATCTTGCCAAACAAGCAAAGAACACAAAAGGTGTTGTAGAAGATGTAGACAGCGGGTGGGAAGATTATGCCGAAACTATGGGAAAAGTAGCAGATAACGCTTCTAGAGCAGCGGATTCTATCCAAGGTCTTTTCGATAAGGTCAGTAGGTTTGAAAAGGGCACCAATGAGTGGCGTGAGGCTACCGTAGATCTCCTCGAGAAGCTCCATGAACTCGGATATACAGATGTGACTCTCGAAGATCTTAGGGGTCCTGAAGGTGAAAAAATTGCCTGGACGAAGTCTCATGAAGAGAGATTAAAGTCTCTTAGAGCCGAATATGACAAGTTGGCAGGCAAAAAGAAAGATGTTCTGGCGCAGATTCATGCCCAGGCCCGGAGAGTTAAGAAACTAAAGGATCTCGAAGAGATCAAAGAGATCATAGAGGCTGCAAAGAGTGAGAGACCGGACGATCTTTATATTAATACTAATATTAGAGAAGATATTACCGAGCAGAGAAAAGTCGCTGAAGAACAATTTAAGGGTCTAATGAAAAAAGATAGGAGCTTATATAAGCAAATGGTCGCTGCTGAAAAATCAATTGCTGATGCTGAAGCGGAGACTTTCGATCAGAGGCGCGACGCATCGAAAGAAAGACACTCTGCGGCCAAAAGTTACAATAAGTTGCTTGCTGGACTGCTGATGAAAGAAGACACTGCCCGAGGACAGATTCAGGGCATGTCTCGTATATATAAGAGGCGGGCCAATCTACATAAATTCATAGGGTCCCTCTGGGAGAAAAACCTCGAAAGACAAACAAGGGGAGTTGGTTTGGCGAGTGAGCAAACGATACTCAAGAAAAAAGAAGCCAATCTGATTGCTGATCATTTGAGCACTAGAACCAAACTGCTCGATAATATAAAGAAGTACGCAGGCAAAGATGAAGACATTGTAAATGCTCTAATACGTCAGCTCAAGTACCTAGACAAGATGTTTGAGAAGGATAAGGACCGACTCGGCACGTTAGCTGAGATAGAGGCTAAAATGAAGAGAATAGCTTCCGTGAGAGAGCAGATGAGCACCGGCAGTGACATCTATGATATTCAGGAAAAGCGTATTGACTTAATGGAGAAGCAGGGTAAAATAACTGAAGAGCAAGCTAAGAAACAGAAAGCTGTCATTGACTTCTACAGAGAGGTAGCAAGTATTAGATCAGCCATTCTTAGGACACAGGAGCAGATAGAGGAAGCTAACAAGAGCGAGGAATCAAAAGCTAGGGACGACAGAATAAAGCTTCTCAAGGAGCAAAAGGCTGTTCAGAAGAAATTTTTAGAAGAGAGGAAAAAGGCAGGGGTTATCTTAGATGATGAAAATAAGAAACAGCAAAAACAAAATGATATTCTGAAAGAAAGGCTAGGATTCGCTAAGAGGTTGACTACTTCTGCGGGTATAACCTCGATTGCTAGCGCGGTATCATTTGAAATGGCGGATAGGGAGAAGACAGAGAAAGACATTGAAGAAAATACCAGTATCACCAACGATAAACTTGAGACTATTAACGGAACGCTGAAGAAGATCCACAACGACCTCAGTGGACTCTCTCCATCAACATATAAATAACTCTATAAGA